GCCACTGGACCAGCCATTTGCAGACGATGGGTTATCAGAAGCAGAATATCAAGGCAAAACAGTGCAATTGAATTCACCTAAGAGAGGTGGTCCAAAAAAATTCTATGTGTATGTAAGAAATCCAAAAACAGGCAAAATTAAAAAAGTAACTTGGGGTGATACTACAGGATTATCTGTCAAAGCATCCAAACCTGGCAGAGTAAAATCATTTGTTGCACGTCATAATTGCAAACAAAAGAACGATAAAACCAAAGCAGGTTACTGGGCTTGCCGTACTCCCAGATACAAATCATTAGGAGTTAAAGGTGGAGCTTGGTGGTAAACCATATACTGATAAAATTCTATCAGAAAATCGTGTTATAAGAACATTTAACGAAACTGTGTCTCAGGAAGAGTGTGAATGGCACAAAGATCGTGAGGATAGAGTTATTAGAGTATTGGAAGGTAAAGGTTGGAAATTACAAAAAGATAACGAATTGCCATTTACATTAGGGTCAAGCAGTGTTATAACTATTAAAAAAGAGCAGTATCATCGACTTATTCCCGGCGATACTCCTTTAGTAGTTGAAATAACTAAACATTTTTAAATAAATATAGAATATGAGAGCCAATCAGTTTATCAGAGAATCAAGTATGGACGCTGTTAACGAGCTAGATCTATACATCAATAACAATGAAGATCTGTATCGCAAACAGTTCATGCCCACAGTCTATAATCTACAAAGAAAGTTTAATAAAAAAATATACGATCACGAAAAGGCCAAAACATTATGGTTGCATTTGGTAGACACTGCGGCTAGAGAATACACACAAGAATTTGGACAACCAGGAGAAGATGTTAAAGATTTCTTCCCTAAACCTACCAGAGAAAAAGTAGCACAGGTATTGGCTGATAGAGAGTTGAAAAATATAGAACAAGGCGAATACGATGTTGCTAAAAGAACTATTTCTTAAAGAAGACGATCAATCCACAGCGGTATTTGCTTTTGGTAGATTCAATCCTCCCACAAAAGGTCACGAAAAGTTAATACAGCGAGTTAGAGAAGTAGCACAGAAGATGGATGCCAAGCCCTATGTGTTTCTATCACACTCTCAAGACAAAAAGAATCCCTTATCCTACGAAGAAAAATTAAACTATATCAAGAGCACTGGACGTTTTAACGATATTGAATTTGGATTTAATGAAGTTAAAACCATTGTGCAAGTTCTGCAAAAATTAATGAATGAAGGTCGCACACGAGTTATAATTGTGGCAGGCTCTGATAGAGTGGACTATTTTAAAAATTTCCTAAATCAATACAACAAGAAAAATGATAAAGCAGGTAATCTTGTGTTTGATTTTGATTACACTGACGCTGTAAGTTCTGGGGATAGAGATCCAGATGCCGAGGGTGTTGCTGGTGTCAGTGCTTCGCAGGCTCGTGCTTATGCGGCGGCGAATGATTACGAAGACTTTAAACGAGTGGTAATGGATAACTCAGAAGATTTGGTAAAGTCAGCATTTGCAAGAGTTCAAACTGTGGTTGGCAAAAAGGTTGCGGTAAACAACGAGAAGTTGTATAATGAAGCAGATATGACTCAAAAGAAACCAACAATATATCTTGATATGGATGGCGTCATCGCAGATTTCTTTGGCGGTGTGGAACAGATGTATGGTGTGAAACACTGGAAAGAATTAACATCTGTAAAAACAGGTGGTGAATTGAAACAAGAAGTAATCGATAGAATAACAGGATCAGACTTTTTTTCAACACTGCCTAAATTTCCTACAACTGAAAGTTTAATAGATACTATCAAAAAATTCACAGGTGGCAAGTTCAGCATATTAACTTCTCCATTAAGAGGAGATCATGATAACTCTGCCAAATGGAAAAAAGTCTGGATCAACCAAAACATAGAACAACCACAAGAAACCATAGTCACTAGTAGAAAAGAAAAGTATGCTGTAATAAATGGTGTACAAAATATTCTTATAGATGATCGTCCAGTTAACATTGAGAGATGGCAATCACGAGGTGGATACGGAATTTTATATCAAGCCAATAAAGATTCGATAACTAAAGTAGAACAGGCATTACAACAATACAACAATGACAAAAACTCTACAAATAATTGAAGATTGTAGTCCGTATTATATTCGATATACCTTTAACACTATTCCTAACATTATAGATATATGCAACGATGCCGAAGCAAACGACACATTTGATCATCGTAAATGGTTAAAATTAAATCCTGAACGAGTTAAAAAAATATTTGATCTTATACCATTTGCAGAAGAAGTAAATCTTAATCCAGATCGAGCATTAATGTTTAAAGAATATCCAGGTGGTGGCAGTCCTATTCATAAAGATGCTCATGATCATAAAACTAGTTTTAACATTGGTATTAGAATATTAGACGATAAATGTATTACCACTTGGTGGTCTGACGAAGATATGAACAATTATACTACTGATATTGTTGATACTCCAGGATTTAAATCAAGAAATTTACTTAAAGATAATAAATGGTTAATGTCTCCAGGTCTCGACAAAACGCCAATTAAACAAACTGTGTTTAAACAAGGAGAATTTGTACTGTTTAATACTGATATCTATCACACTTGGGATAATAGTCAATCAACTAATGAAAGAATTAATTTAACAATGAGAAGTGTAGATGTATCCACACTTACTTTTAATGACGCAAAAGAGATATTAAGTAAATATACACAAGGAGAAAAGAATGCCAATTGATATTAGAAGAAATTATGTGGACAGTTTCACAGACGATGAGCGATTAGCAAAAGAACGAGCAAGAGCAGAACTAGAAAAACAGATAGCAGAATTTCTTGCCAAAGGTGGCAAAGTAGAGAAGTTAAAACCAGGCATTGCCAAAGGTGCTTCTAGTTTGAACAGATCTAAAAATCTTCAATACACAGAATCAGAAATACGTAAACAGGCCGAAGAAAGAGAAGGAAATGGACATAGAGACTCTGAAACGACTGAGTGGTATAACCAATAATACTGCTGAACCCTCTGTGGGAGAAAATGTTTCGCACAGTGCTACAGAAAAAGCACAGTATATGAAAAAACATAATATACGTCCTGGCACAGATGAATGGTTTAAATTATGGTTTGCTCGCCCATATCTTACTGGTGAAGACCCAATGCCCAAAGATAAGTAATAGCATATTATGACACCGGAAATTGGTAAAATTGTTAAACAAGCATTTGCAGATAGTTTTTTATTCTATCTTCAAACACACTACTATCATTGGAATGTGGAAGGCCGTCATTTTGCTCAGGATCACGAGTTGTTTGGCAAAATCTATGAAGATGTACAAGCATCATTGGATACATTTGCAGAACAGTTGAGAGCAATGGGAACCTATGCTCCTGCGATGTTTGATCGATTGAAAGAATTATCCACAATAGAACAATCAGATGATATTCCACCAGCAGACATAATGTATCAAAATTTAATAGACAGCAACGAAAAAGTATTAAAAAGTTTAAATTCTGCATTTGACATTCTAGAAGCAAATCACCTACACGGCTTTGGAGATTTTATTGCTGGTAGATTAGACGCACACAACAAACATCAGTGGATGCTTCGTAGCACACTCAAATGAAAATAAATGAAATCATAAGAAAAGTAGCAGATGGATACAGATTGTATTCTCATTCTGGAAAAAATCTAGGCACATATCCTTCTCGAGCAGGTGCTGAAAAAAGAGAAAGACAAGTGCAATACTTCAAACATAAAGAATCATTAGACGAAAAATACGAAACACTGTTAAACACCCCTGAAATCAAAGCCAAAGAATCTAAGAAAGAATGGACCGCATTTGAACGTGCTTGTATGGAAGGCGGACATCCACTGCCAGAGGACGCGGCCGGTGTGGGCATCATAACAAAACAGAACACAACGAAAGATGTAAAGCCGGGTGATGAGTATAAGAACGTAAAAAAATTGCATTTAGAATTCCAAGAATTTATAGAAAATTTTGACGATGGTAAAAATCCAGGACGCAAAGGATTGAGCAAGAGAGTGGGCATACCCAAGAAAGCCACACTGAGTCAACTGTCAAAAATAGCAAAAAGTTCAACAGGTGAGCGAAGGAGAATGGCACAATGGCAACTGAATATGAGAAGAGGCCGGAAGAAAGCGAAATAGAGTTCTACGTAAGAATAATAAAGTTATTAGATAAACATCCTATTAGTTATAACAAATCTTCACAGATCTGGATCAATCACGCAAAAAAAACTGCTGAAAAAAATCAAAAATAAGTAATATCAAATATGAAGACTAAAAATAAATCTCCATGGGGATACCATTTAATGTTAGATTGCAGTGGATGTAACGATAACATTGCGAATAAAAGCAAGATATTTGATTTTAACAAAGAACTAATACGTAAAATTCGAATGAAAGCATTTGGTACACCTACTATAGAATATCTATTGTCCGGACATAAGAATCAAGGATACAGTCTATTACAATTAATACATACTTCTAACATTTCAGCACACTTTATGGATCTAAGTAATACTGCTTATTTTGATGTGTTTAGTTGTAAAAAATTTGATCCTAAGGCCGCGGTTCAAATAATAAAAAAGTATTTTAAACCTAAAAATATAAAAGTAAATTTTATTAGACGACAGGCACCGGACGGCAATAATGAATAAAGATCAGTTTGGCTATTATCAGGTCCACAGGCACAAAACATATAGCAAGATAGAGGCTCTTGAAATTGCTCATCTTCTTGTGAAACCTGTTGAATGGATATTCAATGACGACACATTTGGCAAACATCCGTGGCATATCGATACTAAACAAGATATAAAACAACTATACAAAATGAGAGCAGAGCAACTACGTGAAAAATACGACTATATCGTAATATGGTACAGTGGAGGTGCCGACAGCTTCACTGTATTAAACACTTTCAAAGAAAACAAAATACACGTGGATGAGATTGCTCATTTCCATTCCTATGATGGAGATAAGACATGGGACAGTTATCTAAACAAAGAGATAGAATCAGTTGCTATACCACAGACACAGGAATTTTTGAAGACAATGCCACACACCAAACAGCGTGTTATAGATCTAACTTCAATCATTAAGTCTATGTTTGCAGAAGACAACAATAGATTGGATTTTATATATAAGTTTAACCATTCTTTTGGTTTGCATCATTTGGCTAGATCGTATCTAAGAGAAAAGATTGACGATTGGAAGAAAATAATAGACAGCGGCAAGAAATTATGTTTTGTATACGGATGTGATAAAATTCCGGTGGAGTTTGATTTAAAAAATAACAAATATTTTTTACAATTTCGCGATATAATCGATGGATGCATAAGTCCAAGAACGCAGACATTAGGTAGGCTAGAGGAATACGATGAATTGTTCTATTGGTCTCCAGATGCGTTGGATCTAATGACTCGACAAGCACATATAACAGTAAACTACCTCAGGAATCCACCAGAAGAAGATTTGGATTCGACATATCTAACACAAGATTCATCTGTTTGTTTAAGAACATTTTATAACAGTTATGTATCGGTAAACAATTACAAATCTCGAATGTTAACTATGGTTAACAATTTGAAATATTATTTAACTACCGAAGGATTACATCGTTTGATCTATCCGGATTTTAAAGAAGATACATTTACTTTGGGAAAAGGTTTTGGTTATATAATTAATCCTCGAGATGGATGGTGGTTTAATGGATCTAAAGGTGATGATCAAACTATGTTTATTAGTGCTATTAAGAGTCTTCGAACAAAATTTACTAGATGGGGGTTTAATTTTGTTGATTCATACCCACTAGATCTACAACATTTTACACATATAAACATCGATAATATGTATTCAAAAAAATATTATTTAGAAATATAAGTAATTTTAATATGTACCTCAAAAAAGACGTTATATTGTGCATAGGATTTTATTGTCAAATTTATAAAAAAAATCCTAACGTTAGAATTTTTCTCGATAACAGGTTTATTGACGAAATAGATATTCAATCTATTAACGGTATCGATGACAAACTGCCTAATTTATATTTTTATCATTTAAAACTTCTTCCATTTCCTATAAATCATAATATTCATTTAGAAGTAAAAAATAGTGATAGCAATTACAATAATGGGTTTATGACCAAATCTACTTTGTTAAGATTTGTTAATTTTTCTTTACTACCCTATTCAGAATGTGAATTAGCCTATAATATTATAAAAGAAGATCCTGATGTAGATCATTATAATTTATTACCTTATACCGTTTGGCAAGGAAACAACGGAAACATACTTGATAACATAATAAATTCAACTATTGGTGGTTCTGGTACTTTTTTATGTAATTTTAGTAGAAATATAGGGTCTTGGATTTTTGAAAAACCGTCTATTTCTTAATAAATACTGTTATGAAAATCAATGAAGTAATTATAAGAGAAGAACAAAGAGACAAATATTGTTCTGACAAGTGTTGTGGAAGCAATGTAAAAGCGGAAGATTGTAACTGTCCTGCAGATTGTAAAGGTTGTAATTGTAATAATCCTAACATTTCCGAAACAGCCACAGCAGGTGCTACTTCGGCAGGCAATATAGCCTCAGTCGCTAATCCACAGGTAGCGATAGGCGCAGATCGATTTAAAAAAAGTTATACAGGCACACCAGGTGTGTCAGGCACACGAGCACCAAGATTGCCCAAAGTGATCCAACCTAAAAATCCCAACGGCACTGCCAAAGGCGCACACGCTCTACCAGGAGTAAGTTTGTTTGGTGGACCAGGAGTTGTGAGACGATAATGGAACCTTTACTTTTAAAAAAAGAATGGATTGTTACTTGTCAAAATTGTGGACACAAATGTCATTGCGATAAAATTTGTAAACAAGAAATGCACGATGGTGATATGGTTTCTGTTATAATTGAATGTTGTAAACATTGTGGGCATAAAGATGAAGATTAATGAAGTGATACAAGAAGGCGCATCAATGAACGCCTATTACAAGGACGAAAAAACAGGTTACTGGAATTTCAGTAATGAATACAGAGACGACGAATCTGTGCGGGGACCTTATTTTTCAAATGCCTCAATGAGAGAAGTTTTATCCGCCTTAGGAATGAATCCAGACTTTGAGGAAGATTCTCCCGTGCCTATAGATCAGTTTATAAATTTAACCACACAATGGCTCAAAAAAAATGTTGGAAAAAGATCAGAGCCAGAAGAACCAGAGGTTACTAAAGAGCCTGGTGGACCAACTATGATCGGCGGTGGCAGACCAAGTGGCTATTTTAATCAAGCGATTATGTCATTGAACCAAACAGCACGTAAAATCAAAGAGAAATATCCAGAATTAACACACATCAGTTTCAACTAAATACGGATATGAAAATCAACGAAATTAACGCACCAGTACAGCCAGACACATATGAAGCAAGTATGTTCGTTAAACAGGCTATTCGTGCTGGCAAATATGCTGTACAAATACACAATCTATTAAAGAACGAACAAGAAGTTGAGGCTTGGGTAGCAAAGAAATTGGATCTTGCTAGTGCTTATGTTAGCAGTGTGGCACACTATCTTGAAGGACAACAATTTTCAGAAGACGCTGGCGAAGGACACATGGCCAAATCAGAAATGTATCAAACAGCAAAATACGCAATCAAAATAGCATCTATGGTACAATCAGGTGATGACATTGAAGCGTGGGTACAGACCAAAATGAATCGTGCTGTGGATATGTTGGATGCTGTATATCACTACGAAGATTATCAGAGATTAAATCCATACAGAGAAGAATTAGGCGACATACATCAAAAACATCTTGCTATTGTACAAAAGAACATCGATGAAATACTGTCATATGAAACCAAAGCAGATGATATTGAAACCAAACCAGGTATGTTCAATATTCTAAAAAGAAGAGTAGAACAGTTTGATAAAAAATTAGCCAAAGAGATGAGAGAGGGTTCTAGAATGCCTTCTTCAATGATACAGACTAAACAGAAACTAGATGCTATGAGTCCTGAGGAAATCAATACGTTCTTCCAAAAACGAGCACACTTCCACAACAAACCAGCGAAAGAACTGGCAAGAAACCAGGAATTGAGATTTGGCAAGGCAGTGGCCGCAATGGCTCCCTACTCAAGACACGTGCAAGAAGACATACTGGACGAGGGATTGAAAGATTGGGTCAAGAAGATGGCCGCGGCGGGCATCATCATTGGCAGTTTGTCTGGTGTTGGGTCTGTCATAAATGCCATAGATAACTCCGTGCCAGTTGTACAGGCCATGAACACAGCATTGGATCAAGCAAAAAATTCAGGCAATACAGATTTGGCCAAAGAGATCAATGATGATATCAAAGGTGCCAAATTGAGAATGGACACAGGCAAGGATCTAAATCAAATAACATATCTACAGGACAAATACAAACAGTATATGCCAGCAAAGAAGAATGAAGATCAATCCACTGACAAAGATTATCCACCACACCTACAGGATCTGTTTAAAAAATTAAAAGCAAAACAAGCACAAGACTCAACTGTTGATTTTAAAGTGACAGATGTTACTCCAGCAGGATATGGTCCCAAAGATGACGAAGTAAAAGAATATAACCTATCTCCTTTTAAAAAACGAGTGATGAGCAAGATCGCACAACCATCAAAAGACTACAAGGAAAAAATGGCCACACTACAAGCCATACAAAACAACCCTCATACTGCGTATGACCAAGAATTAAAAAAGAAACTTGCGGCTAGAATGGATCAATTAAAAACCACAGGTGAAAGTTTACGAACAGACAATCCTTGTTGGAAAGGGTACAAACCAGTGGGCACTAAGGAAAAAAACGGTAAAACAGTGCCTAATTGCGTACCAAAATAATAATATATTATAATATAAAGCATATCTAATAAATAAATTGAATATGGCACAAAAATACGAAGATAGTTGGTTACAAGTAATTAAAAGACTGAATGAGTTAAGCAACATATCCCCTGAACAAGAACGTCAGGATTTGCTTGAAGCGGCTCGTCAAGAACCAAGAATACTAGATGATCGTGATGTTACTCTAGCAGACATTGCTAGACTGGCAGGTATTAAAGAATACACAGAAACTCCCAAAGTGTCTAAACAAGCAGAACAGTTGATTGAATCAATCACTGGAGAAAAAAGTTCTATTACTAAAATGATAGAAGAGTCAGACAAACAGGCTCCTAAAAAAACAGTTAAAGAAGCAAAGAAAACTAATAGATTAGAAACTATTGCAGATCTAGAAGAGAAACTAGCAGAATTAAAAGCAGAACAAAAAGCAGAACAGACCTATGAATCAGAAGCATTCAGAGAAGTATTATCAAAAGATATCGCAGAGTATATCAAAACAGCAGAAGACAAAGACCTTGTTGAGCTTTATAACTCTATTTCAGACAATGAAGCAATTTACAATGAAGAATCATCAAACATTCTTATTAAAACTGAAGAAACTAAAGAAATTATCGCTGACGCAGAAAAATTAGAGCAAGAAGTTATTGCTGAAAAAGAAAAAGCAGAAGAAGAAGTAGTTCAAGAAGAAGGCGAAGCATCTGGATTCACTGACAAACAGATTCGAATGGCATTCGGTGTATTGAACGATCCAAAATACAAAGGTGGTAACTATGATGGTGCTGTAGAAGTGATCAACAAGATTGCTCCAGGACTGGCAGATCATCCCAGTGTTAAAAATGCATTGATGAGAGCCAATGAAGGCACTCTTGAAGCACACGGTCATGAAGGACAATCAGAATACAGAGCACACACAATACGATTAATAGGTGACTTTGATCCTGAAAATCCTGTATCAGACGCAGATGCTGAAGCAGTAAAACAAGCGATCATTAAAAACAGTGCTGAACAAGAAGGCCGAGGCATTGTGATGGACGTTGAACCAGCAGAAGGTGCATATGATTCAGTTGTGGTTCACACAATGAGAGATCGAGAAGACGTTCTTAAATATCTAGGTGATATGGTAGATGAATCTACTGAAACACCATACACTGACGAATTAAGTCAATAATTTCAATAACACATCCAAATAAATATTGATATGCGTATCAATGAAATCATAGAGGGGCGTTTCGATCCATATCAGAACAAAGCAATATTCTTTGCGGGCGTGCCAGGTGCTGGCAAAACGTTCATAGCAAGGAGACTGGCTTCTATATTCTACGGACTGAAACAGGTCAATCCAGATGCCGCATTCAAGTATCTGCTACGCAATAAAAATTTAAGTCTTAAAATGCCTCCTGAAGAAGAAACTCCTCGAGAGATCGAGCGACAGCGAAGCAAACAGATCGTGGGCAAACAGCAACAGATGTATCAACAGGAGCGTCTGGGTATGCTGATAGACACCACGGGCAGATCATTGGCTAGGGTGGTAGACACCAAAACAGAATTAGAAGCACAGGGTTATGACACCGCAATGATATATGTGGATGCTGATATTGAAACAGCAATACGACGCAATCGTGATCGTGAGCGTAGCATACCAGAGAAAGTGTTGCTGAGCAATTTTGGTGCTGTCAAAGCCAATGTGCTACGATTCCGTGAAATGTTTGGTAATCGTTTCTTTGAGATTGATAACTCCATGGAGAAACAGTCAGCGTTACCTCAAACATTAAACGCATTAGAACAACGAGTGAAATCTTTTTTGGCAATAAATACACACGAATGAGCAACATACCTATATTCAGTTATAAAGATTATCTAGACAAGACTGTGCGTCTTAAAGACAATGGTCATATAGGAGCAGATCGTCAAGCGGAAGCACCTGTCAGTGCTGGTGCTAGAGGTCTCAGAAAGACCAAAGCATTTATAGATGAGCCTGTGCATATGATGGGAGAAAGCGAAGAAGGTCGTCCAGGCCCAGCAAATCCTAATCCCAACAATATGGAAGAAAATGTATTAGACGTACCCACACCCACTATACCAGAGATTGCTGACAAGCACGGAGTGTCTGTACAAGACATATTGGATCAATTGCGTAAGGGGTTAAAGGTAGAAGCAGAACATACCACAGATTTTGAAACTGCTAAAGAAATTGCTCTGGATCATTTGAATGAGTTTCCTGACTACTACGATCGTTTAGATCAAGCAGAGAAGACTGCACAAGATGTTAAAGAAAGCGAATTAGTAGTTTCTAAAAACGATTTTCCAAAAATAATCAGCAGTCTAATCACAGTGCCTCAAACAGGAGTTGGTAAAAAAGAGTTTGATCCTAGATTACTGTCAAAGATTTACCAAGCACTCACAGGTGAGCCAGTAGATTACGACATTGCCAAAGGCACTTACACAGTTCACAAAAAACCCCAAACCAAATAATTGACATTATAGGTATACTATCATATAATTACAAGATATGATAGACAATTACATACCTTATCTAGCAGTTGCATTATTTGTCATTGCTAACGCAGTTGTATTTTATTCTTTTAAAACACCCACAGACAATGATACGTATTTTATAGGCGGCAGAAATGCTGATTGGAGATACATTGCTCTATCGATAGGAGCAACAGCCTTTTGGGCCAACAGTGTTTTCTTCATAACAAAATTTAGTAATATAGGAGGAGTAGCGTCAGGCATTATATTTGCCTTCTCCATGGTTATACCTGTGGTGTTGATGAGTATCGCAGGGTACTATGTGGCGGCACACTCTGATTATAAAAAATTCTACAATATGGACGACTATGTTAGCGTCAAAACTGGATCTAAACAGTTGGGTGGAATATTTGCTTTTATCTATGCTCTGGCCACAATCTATACACTCACATCAAATGTGACTGCTCTGGGTGTTATTGCTGAATTTTTCCCTTCAATGAATTATACCATTGCCACAGCATTGATTATTGGAACCACTTGTGTTTATACCATGATGGGCGGATTCAAAGCCACCGTGAGAACAGATATTCTACAATTGGTATTTTTATTAACAGGTGGGTTGGTCACAGGACTATTAGTAACCAACAATATGTCGTCACTGTCAGAAGTGATACAGCAGGTCAATCAAACCAAACCTTTTGCATTTTTTACAACCACAAACATTAGAGATATCTTTTTAACACTGTTAATAATTATTTCAAGTTCAGCATTGTGCGATAACGGATTGTATCAAAGAGTATTTGCTCTAGGCAATAGAAAGAATGTGTTAAAAGCATTTGGTGTAGGTTGTACTTTATATCTTATTGCTGTGTTAGGTTTTGGTATACTTGCTTGGGCGGCCATGGCAGGTGGAGTTAAGAGTCAAAACATATATGGACTAATGGAAAACATACAGAACAACGGTGGAGCCATACTGTTGGTGATGTTTATCACTGGACTACTATCAGTATCTGCCAGCACCATGGACAGTTCACTGCACAGTGTTGGATCCATTATTGCTTCAAAATTTAAAAACGAAAAGATTCAAAGAACTGTTGCTAAAATATCTATTGTATCATTCTGTATTATTGCTTATGCTCTAGTACAATTAAAAATTGATCTCTGGATTCTGCTAGTGACATTTGGTGCTGTGAGATTGAGCCTTGTGGTTCCTACTGTGTATATCATTATCAATAAGATAGACCTAGAATGGAAAATTATTGCTGGTTCAATTGCACTGTCATTAGTTACAAATATACTATTACAGACTCAGGACATACCAAAATTTTATGTGATTGCTATGTCAGCCGCGGCACCGTTGTTAGTCCTAATCCCTTATAAGGTATATAGAATACAAAATAGAAAATAATCCATTTATTACCATTGATTAAAAAGAAAAAAAGTATTATAATACACACAACAAGGAGATAAAATGTCAGGAAGAAACTTTAACGAAGCAGAAAAACAAAAACTAATACAGTTGATCAAACAAGGATCGCAGGTATTAGGTGAAATTGATGATCTACGATCAGGATTAAAAGACACTGTAAAAGCAGTGTCAGAAGAATTGGAATTAAAACCAGGTATGCTGAACAAAGCCATAACCATTGCACACAAGGACAATTACAAATCTGTGGCAGATGATATGGACTTATTAGATTCCATACTAGCGGCGGCAGGTAAAATTTAATGATACGGTTACTCAAAGAATTTTGGGTAACCAGTTATCAAACAGATAGAACAGCATTCTATCTTGAGATTTTTTCTGTCATAGTAACAATCGCTGGTTCCTGTATTCTCACATTTACATCACCTCATCCTAAGATGGAATTGGTGTTTCCTCTCTATTTGATAGGATCTATCACTTTGGCCTATGCCAGTTTTAGAAGACGAATTATGTGGACTTGCGTATTGGCTTCATGGTTTACTATAATGAACGTAATAGGAAATTTTAAAGTATTTTTTTAAATGAGTTATATCGACGCTTACTATAAAAGAGACGAAGACAAGGTCTATGTGGTTGAACGAGACAAAAACGGACAGAGACGTTTCGTAGAATATGATGCTCGTTATGTGTTCTACTATCAAGATCCTCGAGGTAAACATAGAAGTATTCATGGAGAAACTCTACAAAAAGTTCAATGTGCCACATTCAAAGACTTTGTTCGAGAACAGAAAGTAAGAAGTAATAAAAAACTCTACGAGCAGGATATCAATCCTGTATTTCGTTGTTTAGAAGAAAACTATCTAGGCAAAGAAACTCCCAAATTGAATGTGGTGTTCTTTGATATTGAGGTAGACTTTGATCCTAAGAGAGGATATTCTACCACAGACGATCCGTTTATGCCCATCACAGCCATAACCTGTTATCTCAGTTGGACTGATCAACTGGTCACTTTTGCTGTGCCTCCTAAAGGATTAAGTATGGCCGATGCAAAAATATTGACAGAACGTTTCAGTAATACAATGCTGTTTGAAAAAGAAGCAGATATGCTGGACGCTTTTTTAACTGTGGTTGATGAGGGTGATATTATTTCAGGATGGAACTCAGAAGGATACGATATACCCTACACAGTGGGTCGAATACAGAAAGTGTTGAGTTCTGATGATACACGACGACTGTGTTTTTGGGGTGAGAAGCCCAGAAAGAGAACATTTGAAAAGTATGGCAGAGAACAGATCAGTTATGATTTGATTGGCCGAGTACATCTAGACTTACTTGAGTTATACAGGAAATATACCTATGAGGAGAGACATTCTTATCGATTAGATGCCATAGGAGAGTGGGAATTAGGCGAAAAGAAAACAGTGTATGAAGGATCATTGGATTCTCTGTACAACAACGACTTTGGATTGTTCATTGAGTACAATCGGCAGGATACTGCACTGCTGGCCAAACTAGAAAAGAAATTAAAATTTATTGAATTAGCGAACGAGATCGCACATCAGAACACAGTGTTGCTACAAACCACAATGGGTGCAGTGGCAGTGACTGAGCAGGCCATTGTGAATGAAGCACATCGAAGAGGAATGATTGTGCCAGGCAGAGTTAAGAGAGATGAAAATGCTCCCAACGAAGGAGCGGCAGGTGCTTATGTGGCCACTCCTAAAAAAGGCCTACACGATTGGATTGGATCCATAGATATTAATTCACTGTATCCATCTGTGATTAGAGCACTGAATATGGGTCCAGAGAGTATAGTAGGGCAGATAAGACCTGTAATTACATCAGCAGAAATTAACAGAGCCAAACATCAAAATAAAACATTTGCAACTGCGTGGGAAGGTCAGTTTGGGTCTTGGGAATATCAAGCAGTAATGAACCAAGACAAAGGCACAGAGATCATTGTGGATTGGGAAGATGGCACTAGTATAAGAATGAGTGCGGCACAACTATATGATTTAATATTTGATAGCAATCGTCAATGGATGATATCTGCTAATGGTACAATTTTTACATATGAATATGAAGCAATTATACCAGGATTGTTAAAACGTTGGTATGCTGAAAGAAAAGAGATGCAGAAGAAAATGGCAGAATGCGGCGACAATGACATCGAACGAGAGTTCTGGGACAAGAGACAGCTGGTTAAGAAGATCAATCTAAACTCGCTGTATGGTGCTATTCTAAATCCAGGTTGTCGTTTCTTTGACATACGTATCGGACAATCAGTCACACTGACAGGTCGATGTATCACTCGACATATGGCGGCAAAAGTAAATGAGATTGTTGCTGGAAAATATGACCATATGGGAGAAAGTATAATATATGGTGATACAGATTCTGTGTATTTTTCTGCTTATGCAACTCTGAAAGAAGACATTGATAAAGGACATATACCATGGGAGAAAGAAAACGTTATCGCTCTGTATGACAAAATTGCAGAAGAAGTGAATGAAACATTTACTGGTTTCATGACCAAAGCATTCCACTGTCCTAAAACACGAGGAGAAGTGATCAAAGGAGGCAGAGAACTTGTGGCATCACGAGGACTGTTTATTACAAAGAAAAGATATGCTGTGCTGTATTTTGATAAAGAAGGTGAACGTGTGGACACAGCAGGTAAAGCAGGCAAAGTAAAAGCAATGGGATTAGACCTTAAAAGATCAGACACACCTGTTTTCATACAAGACTTTTTAAGTGACATTCTGTATGATGTGTTGACAGGTAAAACTGAGCAGGATGTTCTTGCAAGAATATCAGAATTTAGAGCAGACTTCAAATCAAGACCAGGATGGGAAAAAGGTTCACCCAAACGAGCAAATAATATCACAGAATATTGGAATAAAGAAAAGAAAGCAGGAAAAACCAATATGCCTGGACACGTTAGAGCATCAATCAATTGGAACGTGTGTAAAGAGATGTATGGTGATAGATACTCTATGACCATCACAGATGGTGCCAAAGTGATTGTGTGTAAATTAAAAAACAATCCGCTGGGTTATACATCCATTGCTTATCCTGTAGACGAACAACGATTACCAGAATGGTTTAAAGAGTTAGCATTTGATTCTGAATCAATGGAAGCCACAATTGTGGATCAAAAGATAGATAACCTTATTGGAGTGTTAGAATGGGATATAAGATCCACAGAAAGCACAAACACATTTAACAGTTTGTTTGAAATAGGATAATAAGTAAAAGTATGTTGAGTATTGAAGAAATAAAATTGCTGATAGAAAAGTTAGAAAAACTTAAAAATCAAGATTTTCAAAAGTTAATAGACGATAATCTTCTAATACTAAAAGACCTTGCTCACGCAGTAGATATCAATAACCAAGATCAAATAGATAGATTGGACAAAACCAAAGATTGGTTTGCAAAAGACCTCGAGTGGAGAGAAGCAAGAAAAGAGCAGTTATACAGTCAGTTACTGTTTAAGAATATAGAAAGCAAAATTGGACAGTTTGCCAAAACTGGTGCTCAAAGTATTCTATATAACAGTTTAGAAATTGGTCCTGGATACGGCAGATTCAGCAGACTGTTTTTACCATGGAGATTGAACTTTTACGTGGATGTGTTGCCACAGTGTCATGATAAAATTAAAGCATTGTTCAAACCACAACAGCACAAATTAATTAAATTTTACACTACAGATAAGACTGCTTGTCCAGACATACCAGATAACAGTTGTAATTTTGTGTTCAGTTGGGACACATTTCCATTCTTCACTCAAGAGCATATTGGACAATATTTGAAAGACATTCATAGAATTATATTACCAGGGGGATATGTGTTTATTCATTATGCCAACTGCGAATATGATTATGATCTACACGAAGCCAAACGAGGCTATTGGAATTACAATACTAAATCTGCAATGACTCAGATGATCAAAGACAATGGTTATGATGTCATTGAAATGGATCAATTCAAATCAGGTGCCAATTATGCCATATTTCAAAAGCCTGGTAAAGACAATCCTGTGCTGTATAAAATAATGGAAATACCAGCAGAAAAATAATTTTAAAGTCTTGATTTTTTTCTAAATATCCTGTACAATATAATTTTAAACATTAAACAGGCAGGTTATGATAGATATATTAAAAGACATAGTCAAACATACACATGGTTTAGGCTTTTTAGATCTTGTCAAAATCACAGGCACAGAATTAGAAACAGCAATTGATTCTATGGCTGAAGACAGATCAGTAATCCTACAAGGCACATTTAAACAGGCACAAAAAGAAATGTTGGGCACGTTTGGTATGCCACAATTAAACAAGCTAGACATTCA